ACGATCTTGCCGTTCAGCTCGAAGGAGTGGTTCTGGAGCTTGTCCGAAACACGCTTGGTGGCCTCGTCCGCGCTCAATCCACGAGCGGTGTAGTTGTTGAGCTGGTCTTGGACCCATGCCTCGTTGTCGCGGCCGGGGCCGGCGTCGTAGTCGAGACTGTTCAGTACCTTCTTGGTCTGCCTGTCCAGATCGTCCGGCGTCATCTTGCCAAGGGCTCGCTGGGTCGGCGTCCGGTTGGACTGCTGGGCGGCGTAGATCAGGGCGTCTTCAGGACCCATCAGGTCGTTGCGGGCCACGGCGTAGTTCTGGAGGAACTCGGCCGATTTGCTGTCGGACACCATGCGGTCGGCGTAGGCCGGGTTGATATCTTCGAGCTGCCGGTAGTCCTCTGCAATGCCGCCGAGATATTTCGAGACCTCGCCCTTCTCCAACGTGCGGGAGATGGACGCCTGCACCTGAAGGGAGTTGAACTTCTTCGAGAGGTCCTCGTCCACGATCCCGTTGCCGTCAAACCAAGCGATGCGCTTCTTCAGCACCTCCTCCTTGGCCTGCTTCGGATCGATGTTGTTGGCGACGAGCTTTTCCTCCATCTCTTGGAACTGCGACAGCTTCCGCTTGACCACTTCGTCCTGCTGGTCCTTGGCCGAAAGGGTCCTCATGTTGCCATCAGGGCCGACGTACTCCACGTCCTTGAGCCGCTGGGCACCACCAAGGGTCTCCAGTTCGGCGTAGGCGTTGGCGAAGGCTTGTGTGCGCTGCCCGGTGGACTGGAATGCCTGCCGGCGCTTCTCCTCCTCCCGAGCCTGCCCCGCGAGGAGCTGGGCCTTGTTGCGCTTCGAGCTTTCGAGGTACTGGGCCGCCATGCTGTCGGTCAGCCACTCATTGCCGGGGGTGTCCTTGGCCTTGACGATCTGGTCCTCGGTAAGACGGCCATACATGGCGTCCTCATCGAGCTTGGAGCGGGTCTTGAAGCTGGTGGCGTTGGCCGCCTGCTGCTGCTCCGTCTCGGCCCGCTGGATGAGCCCGAGGGCCTTGTCCGTGTAGCCGGAGACTTCGATCAGGGGACCGACACCGTTGCGCTTGTTGTTGAGCAAAGCCTTGACCAGCTCGGGACGGCCTTTCAGCGCGTACTCCTCGGCGAGGCGGAACAGGGTGTCGTTCTGCGACTTCCCGTCGAGACCTCGGAAGGTCCGGTTCTCGCCCGACTGCTTGATGATTTCATCAGCGATTGCGTTCGGGTCTTTGTTGGCCGCAATGCCGTCATCGGCGATCATGCGGAACTCATCCACGACGGCGGTGTCCCGCTCGGCCATGGTGTTTTCCATCTTCCGCTTGAGGTCCTGTTCGCCGAACTGCTGGGTCCAGTTGTCAGTGCCTCGGTAGAAGGCCGCCTGCATCGCAGGATCGTTCAGGCCGGAGGCGAACTTCTTGCGCTCACCTTCGACCCACGAGTTGAAGTCGCCGTTGGCTTGGTCGAAGCCGCCGCTGTTGTACTGCTCGGTGATATGCTGGCGGAACTCGTAGGCCGCCTTGGAGCCGACCAGCGACAGAACGCCGTCCTTCTGGATGCGATTGCGGGCGTCCGGATACTTCTTCATGGCATCTTCCAGCGACAGGCCGGCGATGCTGTCAGAGAACTGCCTGTTGGCCTCGCTGTCCGGGTCCTTGTCTGCCCGTGCCGACACCGCTCCGAACTGCTGGAGGGCGTTGTTCAGGCCCCCCAGGCTATCGGCGAGGGCTTGGAGATTACCCCCGACCTGTTTCTGCTGGGGGCGTACGTAGGTGCTGCTGGGGACCCCAGTGGGCTGGATGGCTACCGGGGCAATGTTGGGCGCTGCAATACGAGTTCCGAAAAGTCCTTCAGCCATCCTATGTCGTCCTCGTCTTCTGGTTGCTGTAGGCCGATAGGCCGCTGCTGAATGCGTTCAGGAGGTAGGGAGCGAAGCTCGGCTTCTCCGGTAGGGGCATCGAGTTGATTTGGTTCTGCCCGCCGGCCTCGGCCGCGAGCTTCTCGCCAGCCAGATAGTCCCGGCGCATTTGCTGGTTGCTGTCCAGAGCGGCCTCGCTGCGGCCCTTCTGCGCGTACAAATCGCCGAGGACTGCCGAGACCGACAGACCGCCGACGTTGCCTTCAGCCGCCGCCGCCTCCACTGACGCAGCCGCTTGGGCCGCTTCGATGTTGGTTTCGGTCTTCTGCTGGACCACCGCCGCGTCCTCTTGCTGGGCGCGGATATTGAGGCCGGCGTAGTTGTTTTCAGTCGCCTTGGAGGCGTTGATTGCGTTCTGCCTTACCTCCTCCATGCGCTGGTCGTACTGGGCGCTGGAGGCGGCGTAGCCCATACCGGCTTGGGCGATGCCAAGGCCGATGGACGCGATTGTGATGAAGTCGCACATTAGGCGATCCTTGCAAATTCGTAGACCGGGACCGCGTGGGGTCCGGCGGGGTACTTGTGGAGGAGCGAGAAGCCCAGCCAGCGGAGCCACTTGACGTGGACTTCGTTGCGGGCATCGCAGATGTTGTAGAGCGTGTCGTAGCGCCGGTGGAACTCGGCGAGGACGTGCCGGGAGCCTCGAAGGAAAGCCGTCTTCCGGCTCTCCACCAAGGTCGTCCCACTCATCCAGATGACACCGTTTCCACGAATGTCCGGGACCACTCCCGCGATCCCCACTAGGTCCCCGTTCAGGTCCCGTAAGGTCAGCGAGGGCTCCGAGATGAGGACCCCGAGGAGGAAGTGATGGAGGGCGGGGCGGCCGCCTATCTCCTCCACTTCACGACGATCCTCTGGCCGCAGCATCCGGTCGAGTTCCCGCGCGTCGGCGGCAGTCGAGGCCGTAACCAGGCCATGAGGTGTAATCATCAGTATCCTTTCGGGTAAGCCCCTCCGGTCCAGCGGTAAGACAGGATTGCGTAGGGGTAGGGTCCAGAGTTCTCGAAGCGGATCGTCACGTCGTCGGCCGCTGCCATGATGGACAGGGACCTCGCCAGCTTGCCCACGATCAGGGAGCCGAGAGTGCTCGTCTTGGTGCCCACGAGGGCCGCTGCAAGGCGATGGACGTAGACGTTGCGGTACTTGCGTGTCAGGGTCACGTCGAGGCCCACGCTAGGCCCCGTGTCGAAGCGCATGGAGGCAATCTTCAGCTCCACACCGGGCACCGCGTTGCCGGCGTTACCGTCGCGTGTCTGCTCGCGCATGACGAACGGGGACATTTCCCCCCAAGCTTGGTAGGTGAAGCCGACGTAGGTCGAGAGGCCCGCGTAGTTGCCCTGAACGACCAGAGAGGTGCCTGCCGAGGAGACGACCGTGGGCATGGTGCCGAAGTCGGTTCCAGTGTTCAGGACCGCTACCGCGCCCGCTGCCGGATAGGGCAGGGCGTATGTGGTCTGGTCGGTGCCGGAGTTGTAGGTCCCGGTGACGGTGACGCGGCGGTCGAGGAGTAGGACGGCGGGTTTGCTATCCGACCAAGCCTCGTGGCAATTGATGCCGAGATGCTCGACGGCGGTGCCATCCGACACCACCACCACCAGCTCCTCGCCGATGAACTTCAACGCCTTGACGTTGGCCGGGAGGGTCCACTTCTGCCAAGCCGACTGCGCCTTGTTCTGGCCGATGAACAGCCACTTGTAGGTGTAGATGGCCGCCGGGTCCGCGTCAGACACCATAGCCAGCATCTTCAGGTCGTCGTCACCGTCCAACAGGAAGACACCACCCGGCACGTAGCCGTGGCAGTGCTCGTTGATGGTCGGGGCGACCTGAATGGTCTCATCCTGCACGTTCTCGAACTCATGAACGAACACGCCGGTCGGCACGTCGTTGATGAAGAACAGGCGGTTACCGCAGGCCACCGGCCGAGCCCGAGAGCTGGACTTGTTGGCGAGGGTAGGGGCGAAGCTCACGGTCTTCTGCGAGAAGACTTCGCCGCCGGCCACCTTGAAGGGGATCGAGGTGGTGAACAGGATCAGCTCGCTGTTGATGTTGACCGCGTGGTTGATCGTGGACACGTCTTCAAAGGAGATGGCCTGATCGATTGGATCGGTGTCCAGCGTGGTCAGGATCGTCTCGCGGAAGAAGTTGAAGAACTCCCCGACGCGAGAGAAGACGCAGTTCTCACCGGAGAACATGCCGAGGCGGTTCTTGGTGAAGGCGAAGCCGTTGATGGCGGAGCCCACGAAGGACGGCCAGTCGTTGGTCACGCTGTCGCCTACCGCTCGATCTGCCCAGTCACCCTGTCGGAACGTGAAGGTCCCGTTAGCCTCGCGAACGAGGACGTGGGGCATCGTGGTTTTGTCCATGCCGAGCTTCTCGCCGGCACCAAGGCACTCCTTCCAGCGGCCTTCGCCGTCGTTGGTGCCCTTCTGGAAACTGACCCAGTAGTCGTCGTAGTCGGTGTCATCGCTGCCGGCGACCTTGAGCGTGAAGCCCACGACTGCCTTACGGGGCAACTGTGCGAAATCCTTCACGAAGCCCTTATGAGCACGGAAGGCGGTCTCTCCGCGACCTTCAGCCGTCACCGAGATGGTGAAGTCGGTTCCGGCGAGGTTCTTGAGGTAGATCACGTTGTCGATCAGCGTGACTTGCCAGACTGCCGGGTTGAGGGTGGCTAGGGTCCCGCCAAGGATGGCGTCACCGAGGAACTCGTTACCTGGGGCCGCAGCACCGTTGGGGGTCACCAGCGTCCCGAGAGCGAGGTACTGGGCGATTGCTGCCGGGGTGGCCTGCCTCTCGGCCCGCCTGATTTCGTCCTCACTTCCCGATGGGCCACCGTTGGTCGTGTAACTGGCGACTTCGGTGCCGTTGAGGGTGACGCTGTATTTGGTGTGATACTCGCCGGATGCGACGTGCAGCAGCGCCGATTTCTCAAGCGCGGCGGACGTGGTAGCCGCCTGTGCGACGACCTTCTTCTTGTTCGTGATGAAGGTGGTGTCGGCGACGGTGATCATCTCATAGTCGCTGAAGTCCGAGACGCCGGAGAGGTAGCCGATCCCGTTCGGGGTGGCGACAGTCTTGGCGGTGCCGGCGAGGTCGTGGACGGTAACTCCGGAGGGGCTGACACGGACCGCGTAACGCTCGATGGCGTCGCGCTCGATGAGGTGGAATTTGGTGTTGGCCGCCGGGGCTCCCGCCACGCGCCCCTTCATGACCGCAGGGTTCCTCGGGACGAGGTTTCGGGTCACCGTGGGGAACTGATTGACGCTCTCTTGGAGCTGCGAGGGGAGACGGACTTCTGGAGCTTGGCGACTGACGCCGTTGATAAGGTTTGGGGAGCCGCCTTCAGCTCGCATTAGCTTCTCCTAGCGATGGTCTGGATCGAGGCGTTGTTGAGTAGGTTGAAATCGCCGGCCCTGATTTCGGCGCGGAAGAAAGCTTGCTGTGCACGGGCGAGGTTGCGCTGCCTTGAGGGCGTGGTGGCCTCGGCTCCGGGGAAGCCTTCAATGAACCGCTCGATTGCGAGGGCGGTGATGTACCGGCGGGCCACGCTGGGGAGTTCGTCCCAAGGGCGGTGCCAGAGAATTTCGCACGTCACCGGAGAGGTGAACGTGTAGGTCCTGTTGTCCCGGTCGTAGAGGCGCTGGCCGACTTGGATGATGTCGCCATCGGTGCTGTCGATTTCGAGCACGTTGTCAGGGACGATCACCTCGCCGCCGACGTTCGGGGAGAGAGGCACATCGGTCTCAAGGTTGAACCAACGGGGCTCCTCTTGGACCTCGCGTGACTGGGTGTAGAGGATCGATAGTGCCGTGTTGCCAGACGGAGGAAGGTCCTCCAGATCGGCCACTGGGTCCTCACCGATGGAGGCCAGTAGTTCGTTCACGGCGTCGAGTTCGGAAGCGGGTCCGAGAGTTTCCATAGTACCTCACAAAAAAATAGCCGAGGCCCCCGTAGGGACCCCGGCGATTTGGTTTGGTTGGCTTACGCCGTGACGACTTCGATCGCCATTTCCGGACGCAGAATGCCGTGGCCGACCGCGAAGCGGGCAACCAGAGCGGTAGCCTGCCAGAGGGTCAGGTACTCGGACTGCATCGACAGCGACATCAGACGGCAGGTGCCGACCGCGCTGCGGTGGAAGATGGACATCGCGGTGTTCGCGAAGTTGCCCTGATACTTGGTCGGGCCGGTCGTGACGTTCGAGTTCGGAACGTTGTTCGACTTGATGATGTTGATGCCGGCGAGGCTTTCGATCTTGCCGTCAGCAATACCACCGCGACCACCCCAGTCCTTGTTGACCAGATCGGTCGTGGCCGCAGCCGCGTAGAAGGTGACCGGCTTCACGAAGGCGTTGCGGTCGCTGTCAACGATGTTGTTCTCATCGAACTTCTGCGCCGCAGCGAACATGGCCGCCTTGATCAGTGCGCCGTCCGTGCGGACGTTAGCGCCACCGACGATCACCGAGCCGCCCGGTTCACCAGTGATGGTGGCCGTAGCGCGGGCTGCGAGGACTGCCGTACGGGCAACGTTCGTGTCGAACGCCAGAGCGAGGGCTTCACCGAGCTGCTTGGTGTACTCGGAGCGCACGTCGTAGTGCGACTTGGCCTCGTCAATGTCCGCGATCATGACGTTTGCCAGGAGCAGATCGTCAATGGTGATCACGCGCTCGTTGTGAGCAATCGGCGTACCGACGAGCTGGGTGCCCGGCGTGTGGTAAGCAGCCGAGATGCGGCCGGTGGCCGGGAACTGGGCCGACTTGCCGCTGGAGATTTCGCGGATCAGGTGCTTGTCCTGATACACGCAGTTCATGTTGAAGGCCGTGAGGACTTCGCCCGAAAAGATTTTCAGGTTGAGGGCGTCAACGTCACCGGCGAGATTGACTTGGCCGATGCGGGAGACGGAAAGGTCTGCCATTTTGGTGTTTTCCTGTGTGCGATTGGAGGGATGATCGGTCCGACCAGAAGCGCCCCGCAGGAACACGAGATTGTCCGCTCAAGGCCCCCCTCGGGGGACGGTTGGCGGGTCAAGGTTCTGTTTGGTGTTTCTTGGGAACCTGTAGGGGCCGGAGCCCCGAAGTCGCCGCCGAGTGGGCAGCACGACTATGGTCCATCGCATTCAGGAAATTGGCTGGAACGGAAGGGATCGAACCTTCATCGACCCGTTAACAGCGGGCTGCTCTACCATTGAGCTACATTCCAAGATGACCTCCCCGGTGCGCTTCTTCGAGAGGCGGGGGAGGTTCTATTTCACGCGGCCAGAAGGGCCACGAGTGTGGGCCTAAAGGCATTCGCCCATAGGACCTGACCGGCATCGTTGAAGTGAACGATGTCGATGTAGTAGGTGGAACTCCACGTCGCGAACTCGGGGATCGCGTCGAGGTCCACGAGGACTGTTCCGGCCTTCAGAGAGGCGTAGTTGGCGCGGAGCCAGGTGTTGTAGGCGGCTCGCGGACCCGCAGTCTCGGTGGACCGATAGGGCACCGTGGCGACCACCAAAGTCTGGTTGGCGTGGAGGCCAGCCGCATAGGTTTGCATGTCGGCTTGCACCTGTGCCGCTGTTCGGCCTGCGGTGAAGTCGTTGATGCCCGCGCCGCCAACGATCACGATGTTCTTGGCGAACGCCGCGTCATACTGGGTGGTCACTCGGGCAGCGACGGCGGCGGCCATGGACTGGAGGGTCTGCCCGCCAACACCCATGTTCGTCGCGTAGAGCGGCGTGGAGATGGAGGACAGAAGCCGCTTGGGCCACGTCAGGTTCTTGGTATTGCCGGAGCCTTCGGTGCGGCTGTCGCCATCGAAGACGACCTTGGCTGAAGCCAGAGCCGGGGTGAGGACCGAGCACTGCGCCATCAGGGCCGTTTCGACCAAGAGGCAGTCAGCGTCGGAGAGTGTGGCGTTGTAGGCGACGTAGGCGATGATATCGAACTCGCCGTCGTAGCCGCTTGGGACCGTGCCGTTCCAGCGACCGAAGCCCTTACCCGTGACCGTGCCGGCGGCTGGTGCCGTGGCAACGTTGAAGGTGGCCTTGTTGAGGCCGAACTGCTTGCCGCCCGTGCCGCCACGCCAGCGCATGACGCATGGATGGATCGGCGGGATTTGCTTTGGCGTCGAGACGCTCGTGTAGGGAGACGTGTTGTTGCCCAACAGGCCGACGTTCGTGGTCCTTGTGTAGAGTGAGACCGTCGTCAGATCGGCGGGCATCGAGCCGTAGTAGTTGTCGTTGAACGAGAAGCTCGGGGCCAGAAGGTAGAACTCGGTGAACGCCGATTTCTCGATGGTCGGGCCGGTCGTGCAGGCTGTGAACTTGGAGCGAACGTCTACCGCCAGCGGGGAACTGTCGAACGAGATGGACGGGGCTGCATTGTAGCTGGCCTCGGCGTAGACACCGGGCTGGTTGGCCTTGGTCGCTTGCTCCTGATGGAAGCCGTTGCCGCTCTGATCGTACCACTTACGGAGGCCGAGAGAGCTGCCACCACGGAAGGCGGCGGCGGCGTCAGTGTCGAAGTATTTGGAGCCGAAAGCTATGTCCTGCTCAACGTCATCGCTCGCACGTTGGACGCGGAGAGCGGGACCGGAGTAGGCAGAGACGAGCTTGGTCGTGCCGTAGACAACGGCGGGTGTCGCAGCGACGGTTGGGAGGAATGTTGGGGTGGCCGGGACGACTACTGCGGTCGACCCCAAGAGAACGCTGCTAAGGACGCTGAAGACAGCGCCCCTAGTCACGGACTTGACGTAGGCCATCAGACGTAGAGGTTGACCGTAACGGTGCCGGACGTGTAGCCGCCGGTCTTGACACCTACGCGGAAGTTCCAGCCGGAGCCTGCGCGGCCCGTCTTCTCGGCGGGAGCGGTGTAGCTGTCAACGTCGGCCCATGTGGTGCCGTCCTTCGAGCGTTGCACGACGACCGTGGCGACGAAGGTGCCGGAGATGCTGATGTCGAACTCGTCGCCGGCCTGAATGAAGACGGCGGGAGTGAATGTGTTTTGGGCGGTGATGTCCATCATTTATCCTTGTGAGAAAATGCCTCGTAGAAGGCGATGAGGCGCTTTCCGCAGGCCACCTTTTGGGCCTCGGAGAGCTTCAAGGACGCGATGAGGGCGAGCACCTGTTTCTTGGTCATGGCCCCCTTCTTGGGAGCCGCCACGATCTGCTCGAAGCAGACACGAATGTCGGCCGGGATCGGGGGAGGAGGGAACTGCTTGGAGCTAGTCCCAAAGGTCACGCAGCCGGTCAACGTCAGCGCCACTAAGGCACTCGTGCAGACCGTCCGCAAGGTTGTCCGCATAGTCATCGAGAGCGGCCTTCCGTTTTGAGAGTTCGGTGAAGCGTTGGGCGTCCAAGGCTGCGGCCTTTTGGTCAGCCAGCAGGGCCTCGTTAGCCACCGTGCGGGCAGCTTCAGATGCCTTCAGTTCAGCCTGTAGGGAGACGATAGCTGCCTCTTGGCGAGCCTCTGCCTTACCCTTCTGGTACAGCGCGATCCCCGTGACGAACAAAGCCAAAAGGCTCATCGTCAGGATCACTAATTTCCAGTTCTTGAGTACCCACAGCATCAGCGGCGGTTCCTTGTATGTTGGTGAAGGTTTCCAGCGCCCGCTTGAAGTCGAAGTGTCCGACACCGACGTAGGCCCCATAGAGGGAGCCGATGAGGGCCAGACAGCCGGCGACTACAGCAGCGCCCTGCCCAGTGCCCACGCCGTAGAAGGCAAGGCCCCAGGCGAGCACCGTGTTGACCGCGAGAGCGATCTTCGAGGTGCGCCGCTTGGAGGTCTTGGTGATCACGGGCGCGTTCCCAACCAGAGCAGCACGATGTCCAGAGCGAGGACCGCTGCGGCTGCGTACCAGTAGGTCACAGGAGGCGACCCAGCTCGTCCTTGCGCACGTCGAACGACGGGCAGGCTTTGGCGGCGTACTGGTTGTGGCCGGAGACCTTCTTCAGGCCGTACTTGGCGATGGCGGCCTTGGTGAGGGCGATCATCGTGGCCCGCTGGGCAGGCGTACGGGTGTCCTTGGGGGTCTTGGCGTCTTTCGCTAGTCCACCAACGTAGACGTAGCCGATGGTTCCGGAATTGTGACCTTCGACATGGGCTCCGATCTGCGCCTCGGGGCGACCGTCGTGGACGGTGCCGTCGAGATACACGACCTTGTGGTAGCCGATGCCGCTCCAACCCCGAGCGCGATGCCACTCATCAATTTCCTTGACGGTGACTTCGCGGCCTTCGGGGGTGGCGGTACAATGCCAGATCAGTTCTTTGATCGGGCGTATTGCAGTTTTCCTTTAGATCGAGGAACGGGCCAGCTTGGCCTTGACGGCTTCGCGGAAGGCCGGGTCCTTCTGGTACTCGGGCTTGGCCTGATCGTTGAGCATCTGCTGGAGGCTCGTGTAGACATCGCCGCCGCCCTGCGGAGTGTTCGCCGGGTTGAGCAGCTTGGACGGGGAGCCCTTCGCCTTCACGTAGTCAGCCTTCAGGGCCTTAATGGCCTGCTCGGCGCGGTTCTTGTCGCCGGAGTTGACGGCATCGTTGAACGTCTTGACCTTGGCCGCGTCGTAGCCGGAGGCGGCCCACGTGGTCATCTTCGACAGCTCGTCAGCACCACCAGCGGCGGCGTGAGCGTGAGCAACATACCCGTCAGCCTTCGACCGGCGGTACTCGATGAACTCGTCAACAGTGCCTTTGTCGAAACCGGCCGCTTCGAGCTTCGTGTA